TACGATCCGGCGCGCTTCGAAATCACTGCAGATGGCCGCGATTTCATTGCTCTCCTCATTGATGCGAAGTCAGCCGGCGAAAGCTTCAAAAACTACACCAGTTCGCAAATCGCAACGATGCTGGCTGAGCGCCACGGTCTGAAAGCGGCGGTTACTCCAACAACTCAGCGCTTCGGGGAATTTTACCAGATTGATTCAGCCCACCTCACCGGCGAACAAACCGAATGGGACCTGCTGACAACGCTGGCTGCTATAGAAAATTTCTCAGTCTGGGTGGAAGGTGAAACCCTCTATTTCCAGCCAACGAAAGACCCTGCAAAAGCCGATAACTACGTGATTCGCTGGCAGCCGCCGGGGGCATTAGCTTACCCGCAGTGCAATATGTCTGATGACCTGTCTTTCTCGCGTGCCTTGACGATATCAAAGGGTGTCACGGTTGAAGTGCTGAGCTGGAACGCCAAGAGAAAGAATAAGCAATTCGTTGCTTCCTACCCTAAGAATGCCAAAGGAACCACACCGGGTAATGCAACTGCCAAAACTCAGGTTTACCGGGTTATCCGCAATGGGCTCTCTCCGGAGTCAGCTGCAGCGCTGGCGCAGACCATATATCAGCAGGTCATTCAGCATGAGATGAAATTCAGCGGCTCAACCGCCGGCGATAACTTTCTTATGCCACAAACTATGGTGCGTATCGAAGGCACAGCGAGTCCGTTCGATCAGCTTTATTACTGCGACAGTGTTCGACGCACTCTGAGCTGGGAGTCTGGTTATGCGATGAGCATATCAGGCAAGAATCACAGCCCCGCACTGGAGGTATCCGAGTGAGAGCATTACTGAATGCAATGGCCGCTCAGGCGCAGCAATCCGGGGCAGGGCAAAGCGGCACACGGCAGGGTGTTATTACTGCTTATGATCCGGTTAATTATGCGGTAAAGGTTCAGCTTCAACCAACAGGTGAGGAAACGGGCTGGATACAGCTTAGTTCGCCATGGGTTGGTGATGGGTGGGGGCTGGCCGCGGGGCCAATGATTGGCGCTGCAGTTGAGGTTGAGTTTGATTCTGGCTTGATGGGTGCCGGCATGGCAGCGGGACAGTTCTATAACGATGAGGACCGCTGCCCGGGGCCGCCTTCGGGGGAGTTCTGGCTGATTCACAAATCAGGCTCAGTGTTGAAGTTTCTCAACACGGGAGAGGTGCAGGTCGGCTCGTCTGTGAAGATAACTTATGACGCCCCTGCACATCACTTTACCGGCGGAGATGTGCTCATGGATGGAAATCTGAAAGTAGTGCAAGAAATTAGCGACAATAACGGCACCTACGGCACGGTGCAGAATATCAGGGTTAAATATAACGGACACACACACCCGGAAAACGGTGACGGCGGCGGCACAACCAGCAAGCCGAACCAGCAACTAACCTAAGGGTGAATCATGTACGACATCTGGCACTACATAGGTGGGGATATTTCAACCTCACCGACGGGAGACCTGCGCCCTGCATCCGACACAGAACGCGGAAAGCAGCGCATTCTTCGGCGACTAATGACCAACCCTGGCGATTACGTCTTTCATCCTGAATATGGCGCCGGACTGGGCCAGAAGGTAGGCCAAAGCGTTAGGCCTAATGAGTGGAAAGCGTTAATTCTTGGGCAAATGCTGCTGGAGGATGTAGTCGCAGCCACCCCTGCACCGAGTGTGAACCTGACCATCATCGATATGGGTGTCACCGTAGACATTAAGTATACCGACGCCACCACTGGTACCCCTGCAACATTAAGCTTCGACGTAACGAGGTAATCGCGTGGCATCACTCAATATTAAATCATTCGCAACGCTGGTTAGCGATCAGGTAACTGCTATGCAGGCAAGCGCGTCCGGGCTTGTTGACCTGGCAATTGGCAGCATCCTTCGCTCAATTTCTGAATCAAATGCTGGCGTTGCGATGTGGATTCAGCAACTGATCGTCAATCTTCTGGTTACTACCCGGGCAGCAACGTGTTCCGGTGAAGATCTTGATACCTGGATGGCAGATTTCAGCTTTACCAGGCTATCAGCCGTACAGTCAACCGGACCTGTAACCTTCAGCCGGTTCACGGCAACTAATCAGGCTCTGATTGCTGTCGGTTCATCCGTAACAACTACTGATGGCACCCAGGCATTTACCGTCACCACAGATACCACCAATGCGGCTTACGACCCAGTTCAGGCTGGGTACATAATCGCGGCGGGTGTAAGTTCTTTATCTGTTCCAGTGCGGGCCAATACCGCCGGAGCTGCGGGCAACGCTCAGGCTGGGACTATCACCGTGATATCTGGCTCAATCCAGTATGTGGACACGGTGACAAACAGCACCACATTCACAAATGGTGAGGATGCTGAAAGTGACACTGATTTCCGGGCCCGCTTTGTGCTGTGGATTGCTTCCCTGTCCAAGGCTACAAAGGCGGCAATTGGCTATGCAATCTCCAGCATGCAGAGCGGTGTGACTTACACGCTCACAGAAAACGTTGCTTATAACGGCACCGCCAAGCCGGGCTATTTTTATGCGGTGGTAGATGACGGCAGCGGAATCCCTACAAGCACGTTTCTGGATCAGGCTTATTCAGCGATCGATGCCGTTAGGGGGTTTACCATCACATTCGAGGTGTTTGCTCCATCCGTATTAACCGCAAACGTCTCGATGATGATCACTACTGATTCCTCTGGCAGCCACTCTGCAATTGTGTCACTTGTACAGGCCGCAATTCAGAGGTACATCGCCAGTCTGTCACTGGGCCAACTGCTTCCTTACACGCAACTGGCAACGGTGGCATACGGGGCCAGCCCTCTGGTTACAAACGTATCTTCTGTAACTCTCAACTCAGGAACGGCAGACCTCGCAGCTTCTGGCAAGCAGGTCATCCGCGCCGGCATAATTTCGGTGAGCTAAATGGCGACAGGGGATCAGAGCGACATCTTCTCACGCCTGAAAGGGCTTCTTCCTCCAACCTGGTTTGGTGAATTAAATCCATTTCTTAATGGTGTTCTCACTGCCTTCTCAAGCGCTCTGGCGTGGTGCTATGCACTCTATGTGTACGCCAAAATGCAAACGCGGATAGGTACGTCAACCGATGGTTGGCTAGATTTGGTCGCCTATGATTTCTTCGGAAACAACTTGAGAAGAAGTGGCGGGCAAGATGATGAGTTATTTAGAAACCAGATAAAAATTAACCTTTTCCGTGAGCGGGGAACGCGGCAAGCAATCATCAATATTTTGGAGGAACTGACCGGTCAGACGCCGGTTATTTTCGAGCCTCAGCGGCCGCAGGATACCGGTGCTTATGGTGGGCCAACCATAGGTTATGGATTGGCGGGCGGGTACGGTTCACTTGTATTGCCATATCAGGCCTTTGTAACCGCATTCAGGCCGAAGGGAAGCGGTGTTCCATACATTGCGGGATATTCCTCAACACCTTCAGGTTTCAGCATCCCATCACGCGGGCAATATTCATCACAAAAAATGGTTACCGGCACTGTCACGGATGCACAGGTCTACGAAGCCGTAGCCTCGGTGAAAATGGAAGGAACCATTGTTTGGGTGCGCCTGCAGTAATTAATTAAAAAATGAACATAACCAGCCTGGATGAATAAATCCCGGCCGACTAATCACGTCTGGAGAAAGCAATGGATCGTCAGATCATCTACCCGGGAGCAATCCCACTTGAGACCGATTTACTGAACACGAATAAATACGCAATGATGGGCCTTGCGAAATTATCGGCCGCAATGATGGGGTCGACTACCTATTTGCACGGGCTGGCATGCACCCCATCCAGTCCCGCATCTATGGTTGTGAATGTGGCAAAGGGTCAGATTTACAGCATTCAAAATGTTGATAACTCCGCTTATTCTTCACTGGCCGCAGATACCTCAAATACTATCCTCAAGCAGGGCGTCATCCTAAGCTCTACGCAATTCACATTAACCGCACCTATCACTGCGGGGCAAAGCATCAACTACCTGATTCAGGTTACATACAGTGATACTGACTCTGGGGCAACAACCTTGCCTTACTACAATGCTGCAAATCCCTCAGTGGCATATAGCGGACCGAACAACTCAGGTGCAGCTCAAAATACTGTGAGATCTGGCGTCTGCACTGTTGCTCTTAAGGCCGGTGTTGCAGCAACTACCGGCACGCAGACAACCCCTTCAGCCGATACCGGTTATACCGCAGCATGGGTGATCACCGTAGCGCAGGGCGCTAATGCATTAACCACTTCAAATATCGCGGTTGCCCAAAATGCTCCTTTCCTGCCGGCTGCAGGTATCGTTTCCGCCATTCAGCAATGCACCATGACTTATGCAGCTGACACAGGTAGCGCTAATGCCTATGTAGCTCAGTTCGTTCCGTCCATTCCAACACTTATTGATGGGACGCGACTGACTTTTAAAGCTAAAACAGCAAACACTGGCGCCAGCACATTTGCTGTGAATGGTGGCAATAATTACCCACTTTATTCGCATGCAAATCAGGCATTGCAAGGCGGTGAGATAATCTCTAATGGGCTTATTGAGGTTGAATGGAATTCGACTCTCACAGCTTGGGTTTTGTGCGGAAACTCGGGGGGCGCGCTACCAGTGGCACCTGCGACGCAATCCAACCATGCAATGCAGCTTGGTCAAGCTATAGGCCGGCTCATCAACGTTCAGGTAATCACTACCTCTGGGAACTATGTGAAAACACCAGGAACAACTAAAGCAAAGGCATTTGCTTTGGGTGGAGGAGGTGCGGGTGGTGGTTGCGCGGCTACCGGAGCAAGTCAGTCATCTGCAGGCAAGGGCGGTAATGGAGGTGCTTTTGGATGGACGACACTTCTGGATGTGACGTCAGTGAGCAGCGTGGCTTGTACAGTTGGTAGTGCAGGTATTGGTGCTTTAGGTGCAGATGGCAGTTCAGGCGGTAATACCTCATTTGGTTCATATATCACTGCGCCAGGTGGCTCAGGTGGAACAAATGGCGCTGTAGCGTCAGCACTGACCGTTACCAGCTCAAACGACCCAGGAAGTGAATGCAGCGGCAGTGCTGTTGAAATCAGTGTAAGGGCGTCACGCGGAACCGGTAAGGTGGTTCTTGGCACGGGTAGTGGTCAGGCTTACA